TGTTTCACTTACAGGTGTACAAGCCAAGTTTGGGGAAGATTTAAGAGTGTGGAGAAAAACAACAAATCCGACAAGAACGTTTATCTGGACTTTGGAAAATAAATAAATGGCAATGACGTTTACAACACTTGTTTCCCGTATAAAGCAGACGGCAGAGAATGACGGTGCGGAATTTGAAGATTCAGTTCCTGACTTCATTGATCGTGCGGAGTTGCGTCTTACAAGGGAGATAGACTCTCTTGGACTAACCAACTTTGCCACAAGTTTCTTTGTACAGGGAGATCCATTTATTACCAAACCTGCCACTCCCACAAGAGCGTTGATTGTGCGGAACGTAAACTTTACTACTTCAACGGGAAGGCGGACACAACTTCTTTTACGGAGCAAGGATTATCTGAATGACTATTGGCGTGACAGAACTTCAGTTGGGAATCCACGTTATTATGCCAATTTTGGAGCGTTACAGTTACTTATTGCCCCTGCCCCTGCTTCTGCCTACGCTGTAGAGATGTCGTATGTGGCCCAGCCAGCGCCTCTTGCTTCCAGTTCAAATGAAGAGAACTACTACACCCAGTTCTGTTCAAATGCGTTATTTTATGCGAGTATGGTAGAAGCAACATACTGGATGAAGAACCCTGCTGCCGCTGCTTATTGGGACCAACAGTACCAGCGTGAAGCTGCTCTTCTCAATAATGAAGCAAGACGAGCAAGAAGGGATGACATGGAGATTGCTGACAATCCGGCTGGTGGTTTGAATAACATACAACAAGGAACGCAATAGCAATGGTTACAACTTATACACCAACGGTTAAACTGGCAAAACAAGGATCAGGAGAGAATGCCAACACGTGGGGAACCATTCTCAATCAAAACGTTATTGAGATGGTGGACAATGCGTTCAGTGCAAATATTTCAGGATCCATAGATTATGTAAGCGCAGCCGACAAGACCCTTACCCGTGCTGACGGATTGGGCGATCAAAGCAAGTTGGCGGTAATAGGAATTACCGGAACACAGACTTCCACTTCCATTGTTAATCTTTTCGTACCAACCTTTACAACCGCCTCTGTCGCCAACGGTGCAAAGTGGGGCGGCAAGATGTACATTGTCCGTAACCCAAACGCCTTTTCCGTACAGGTAAAGAACACAGGTAATGTAGGGGCAAACGTTCCCAAGAATGCTACGATGGGTGTTCTTGCCACACCAACTACCGTTGTTCCTCTCTTTACCGGATTTGCTGCTACAAGTGCAAAGGACACTACCCGATACATAGCTAATCCTTTTGTAGAAAGAGTGTCTATTGGAACAAGTGCGAACAGTGATCCTTCCTTTAATTTCGGAAGAATAACACAAAGTTCCATAAGCGCCACAAGTTTCAATGCGGGTCTGATTACAAACCTTAGTGCAACAGGATCTGCTTCGTTTGCAGGACACGCTACCTTTTCTTCCATTGCAACCTTTGACGGGGATGTGTCTGTAAACTCACGAAGCATGTGTGCCATCACCACCATCAAGGCAAGTGCCACCACGACAATTGATTTAAGCCAGACCAACTTCTACGTGGTCAAGGCAAGCGGTGCAGTGTCAGGGGCTGTTTCGGTAAGTCTTGCTGCGCCTACAAACGGCAAGGTGGGACAGACAGGAGCTATCTATCTCATCACGGGAGCAAGTGCAGCCAACTCTACCTTCTCCTTTCCGACAAGTGTGTGGAAGTTTCCGTCTGGTGTTACAGTGGCAAAAACTGCTAACGCTGGATCAGTGGACCTGTTAACGTACTTTGTACGAGATGTCAGTACAGATGGAACAATGAAGGCGATAGATGTAGCAGGTATAAAAGATTTTAAAAGTTAAACTGTAATGTCTACAGAAACCAGAACCGTTAAATATGATTTCCGTCCCGGCATTATGCGGGAGTCTACGGAGTATGCTGCTGAAGGCGGATGGTTTGACGGCAATCGTGTAAGATTTCGTGACGGAAAACCGGAAAGTATCAGGGGATGGCAAAAGAAAAGTACGTCATCCTTTATCGGAACAGGACGGGTTATCCACAACTGGGCTGCACTGGACGGCAGAAAATACATTGGTTTTGCTACTGAACATAAGGCTTACCTGTACACTGCTGGTCTTTTTTATGATATTACTCCTTATCAGGTAAGCGTTTCCCAACCAAAGAATACGTGGTTTACCACTGTTACCGGAGCCTTCAGCACAGAAAGCGGGTCCAGTTCCATAACGGTAAGTGTGAACGCACACGGTCTTGTTACCAATTCTTACGTTAATGTTTGTGCTTGGTCGCCTACAAGTGGTGGTACTGGAGCCGGAACGTTTCCCGGCGACATTACTTCTGTGGAGGGAGACTACAGGGTCAGTGTTGTAAACAGCAATTCATTTGTCATTACGGCAGGAAGTGTGGCGGATGCCACAAGCGCAAGCAAGGGAAAGGCCGCTTATGCAGTTCGTCTGGAATCAGGAAGTTCTGTAGCCGCTGGGGGTTTCGGATATGGTGCCGACACCTACGACGCACAGGCGTTTACCATGACAGCTTACTCCAGTGTGTTTAACTTTGTCAGCGGTGAAACCACCATCACGGTAAGCGTGTCTGATCATAACAGGGCAACAGGAAGTTACGTACAGGTAAGTAACTGGCCCGGTGCAGGTCTGGAAGGCATAACCGACGTTTCAGGGTTTTACGAAGTAAGCGTTATTACGTCCAACGCCTTTCATTTTGTACCGGGAAGCGCGGCAACAGGAACAGCAACAGGAAAGGGGACGAATATATTTATGGACGTTGTTCCTGTTACCGCTGCCGACTACAGGACGTGGAATACACCTGCTTCTGCAACAGATATTTTTCTTGATATTCGTGAATGGTCTATGGATAATTTTGGTGAAGATCTGGTTATCAATCCGTATCCGGCAGGTGGGCTATATACTTGGGACAAGACAAGCGGAACTTCAGAAGTGGCGCGTCTTGTGTCAGGTGCGCCTGTTTCAGCAAATGGTTTTCTTGTGAGTCCGATTGCACGACAGGGAATGTGTTTGGGTGTAACTGACTCTTCAGACATATTTGATCCCATGCTGGTACGGTGGTCGTCACAGGAAGATTTGACGGATTGGACCGAAACAACTACCAACACGGCAGGAAGCATCAGGCTTGCAAACGGGTCTGAAATAATGGGAGGTCTTGCGGCTGGCAACCTTATTCTTGTGTGGACGGACGTAGCCCTTACAGGTCTGGAATTTATCGGTGAACCTTTTGTGTTTGGAAGCCGACAGCTTGGAACAAACTGTGGCCTTGTTGCCAAACATGCGATGGCTGAATTTGACGGACGTGTGTACTGGATGGGAGACAGTAACTTCTTTGTTTATTCAGGACAGGTGCAGGTTCTGCCAAGTACGGTAAAGAGGCACGTATTTGAAGACTTTAATTTCCAGAACAGACGCAAGGTTTATTGTGGTGTTAATGCAGAGTTTGGAGAGGTGACGTGGTTGTACCCAAGCAACTCCTCTGACGAATGTGATAAATATGTCACATACAGTCCGTCACAAAACTACTGGACGTATGGTGAAGCTATCTGGACAACGTGGAACGACAAGACTATTATAGACAGTATCATTACAACAGGTGCTTCTGTTTCTACAGGAGCGGGAAGTGCTGACAATCATTACCTGTTTGACAACGAACCTCCTGACGTGTTTACGGCAGACGGACAGGACATGCCAGTATTTATAGAGAGCGGTGAGTTTGATATAGGCGACGGTGACGATATACTGTTTATAGACAGGATCATACCTGACATAAAGGTAAGTGTAGGAAATTTGCAATTAAGTGTTAAAACAAAATATCACCCAAATGACGTAGAGATTGAAAAAGGACCATTTGAAATAGACGGTAGTACAAAGTTCATTCGACCACGAGCAAGAGGACGTACGGGTAAGGTAAGAGTTTCAACCGGAGCGGCCAACACACGATTTAATGTAGGCTCCCTTCGTATGGATGTCATGCCGGACGGAAAAAGGTAAATGGCTAATTACCCTGTATTCCCCCGGTTTCCTTTTTCTTTTGAAGATAATACTACACGAAAGATGTGGGAGTTAAACGAGAACTGGGCTAATCATTTAAGGACTGCGCTG